GTGGACGCCAACCAGCCCGACGGCCTGTACAAGACCATGAAGGGCACCGCCTGGACGGCCGACACCGCTATGGATGTGGGAGACATCGTCGTCCCCACGGCCGGCAAGGGGAACGGCTTCCGGTACGAGTGCACCGCAGCAGCAGGCGATAAGAAGACCCACGCCACTACTGAGCCTACCTGGCCCACCACCGAGGGCGCGACCGTGGTTGACGACCAGGTCACCTGGATCTGCCGCTACGGCAACCATCTCGGCATGGCCGTTAATGGCGCTACCCTCTCTCTGGCTAAGATGGACCAGCTAATTGACCTTGTCCGTGGCGGCAAGCCCGACCTGCTCTTAATGAGCCGCCGGTCCCGCAGGAAGATCGCAGCGCTGGCCAGGGCTGCCGGCAGTAACCTGCAGGTCGGAAAGGGCGAGCTCGGCGAGTTCGTTGAGCTCTACAACGGCATCCCCGTCGCCATCTCCGACTGGGTCAAGGATAATTACACCGTGGGCACGTCCAGCGATTGCTCGGCTATCTTCGCCTTCCAGATGGGAGAGGGCGCCGTCTGCGGCCTTACCAGCCCCGAGGTGATTCAGGCCGAGCGCCTCGGGTCCCTGGAGACCAAGGACGCTTCCCGGACCAGGGTCAAGTGGTATGTATCCCTGGCCAACTTTTCCATCGTCAAGGCCGCCATGCTGACGGGAGTGAGAGATTAATGACAGCTTGCCGGGGCTTTATTCTTTTTCCCTGGCATGACATGTTTTACCTCCTTCCTTTAGATTGGGAAAGAGGGAGGGGGAATGTCGAACCCCCTCCCTCTAACTCCCTCTTATTCTAGGAGGGAGGGGGGAGTTGTGAAATGAACTTAACCGAAATGCGAGCCCGGGTCCGGGAGGACCTGCAGGACACTGACAGCCAGAACTACCGCTGGACGGACGACGAGGTCGACGGAGCCATCGACAGGGTTGTTACGGAATACTCTCTCCATGCCCCCATCGAGCAGCAGGACGATATCGCCACCACCGACGGCGACACCTAGCTCGATATCTCTTCCCTCACAGGACTGCTTGAAATCGAGTCGGTCGAGTTCCCTATCGGCCAGACCACTAAATATCTCCAGCGCACCGAGTACTGGGCCGGCCACCTTTACATGCAGGACGAGGGCAACGGAAACGACGCCCGGGTAAGATGGCTTAAGAAGCATACCCTGGCCGCCGGATCCACCACCATCCCAACGGAGCACGAGGAGATTATAGTCCTCGGCGCGACAGGCTACTTAGCCATGTCTGCCTCGGCCTACACGGTGGACAGGGCCAGCATCGCCGGTCGCCATGCCACCATCAACTTCAAGGCCTGGGGCAAGGAGCGCCTCGACCGCTACGACAGGAAGCTCAAAGCCGTCTCCCGCAGCTCTAAAGTCATCCCTCACCAGCTCTACACGGAAGACTAGACACACATTGACGCAAATTGATGATGTTTGATGATTGAAGTCGGAATTCTCAAAAACTTCGACAGCGGTACCTACAAGGCGGGCGTCCAGCTCGCCGGCTCCCTCACGACCTACTTCGACGACATCAGCGTGGCCAAGAACATCCCGTCATTAGCCCTGGTCATCGGCAACTACGTTATCCTGGCCATCCCAGGGGGCAACCCCAGGGACGCCTGCGTTATCGCCACCTGGCCTCAGGGCAGCCCCGGCGGAGGTGCCTTTCTCGATTTATCCGATACTCCGTCAAGCTACTCCGGCCAGGCTGGTAAACTAGTTAAAGTTAAAACAGACGAGTCAAGCTTAGAGTTCGGTGCCGTCGAGGGCGCATATGTAGTGGTTAATGCCCCTGTCACCTACACCATCGGAAGCGGACAGGATTATGAGACCGTCGCGGCTGCCGCTGCCGCTTTACGCTCACTCATGCTGGAGGCAGATATAACGCTAAAACTTATGGCCAATGTGACCGAAACCTCGCTGGTCGAGATCAAGGGACAGGTTTCGATGGGGGGAGCGCTGCGTATTGAGCTCAACGGAAAAACCTGGACTTTGAGTGGGGACCTGTACCCAAAGGTCTTTGTGGGGGGATTGGCCAATGTTGTTTTCCAGACGCAGGCCACAGCTGGCGGCGTTATCGATATACAGCACTCAAGTCCGTCAGGCACATACCCGTTTCAGATGCGCCAGATGGCCTATATACGGCTATCGTGGCTAAGGTCTATAACTGTGGAGTTTAATAACCTGGCGTTTGCTGGGTTTTTGCAGTTTCTTGATAACTCCTCAGGATATACCCACGGTAATGTCATTTTCCAAAAATATGGGAGTTTAACATATCTGGCGAGGCTGTCACTGCATAGCCGTTTCACGATGAACTGGGCCTTCCCTGGCCCCTGGCTGATTGACGGCGGTGGTATGGTTATCGACCAAAACGGCGACATCTGGACTTCGAAAGGAAGGGTGACATGACCAACACTCTCTAATAAAGAGGAACCCATGACTAAGTTAAAAGGAGCAATCAAGAAGATAAGCACAGTGAGGTAACTAAAATGAATAATCCGATCGTGGAGATATTCCGGGGAGCCACCAGGCCCGCCGTCACCATCATCTTCGCCGCCGTCATCGCCCAGGTCGTCGTCGACAGAATCGACGCCCCGCAGTGGTTCCTGGGCCTGGCTGCTACCTGCATCCTTTGGTGGTTCGGCGATAGGACGGTGCAGCATATCAAAGAGAAGAAGGAGCAGAGCTAATGGCCTATGTTGGCCCGAAGGGGTTTCTTAAAGGGCTTGAGGTTCGCCACTTCCTAGACACGCCTGAAGAATGTCATGCCTTCACCAACGGCTTATGTGAAGTCCTCTGCCCCTGGCCACCACGCCATAAGTCCATGCACAAGGATCTCCTGAAGCAAATCGTCTCCGAGTATCACTACTACATGTTCGGCAGAGCCATCGGCGTCATCGCCTGGCTCATCATCGCTAAAATCATCCAGGAGGCCTTTTTCTAAAGTAAAAATGCAAAATGCAAAGGGCAAAAATACAGAGCAAAAATCAAAAATTTTACATTTTAATTTGTCATTTTGACTTTTGACTTTTAATTTTTAATATGAGAACTCTCAGTTCTACTCTCATAGCCGCCCAGAAAAAAGCCGACCGCCTCCCTTACGTCGAGGCCAAGGTCTATGACTACGAGCAGGGTATTAAAAGACTTTCCTGGACCCGCCTCTACGAAGGCAGCGAACCCGACAGCCACCATGGCATTGCCTTCGACGGCCAGGGAAGCATGCACCGCATCAGGGCGGCAGCCAGCAACACGCTCTATCGCCAGAAAATCACCAGCCCTGGCGAGGCCAGCGATTATTCCCAGTGGATAAACATCGCCACCGACTGTGCCGGTCCCTGCGCCATCGCCGCTTATGGAGCCAAGGTTTACATCTTCTACAAGACCACCGGCAACGTCCTCTGGAAATACTACTCCCATGACTATGGCGACACCTGGGATGACGCCCAGCTCGTCGCCTATGCCGATGTCCTTTCCCTGGCCGCTTGTTGGTGGGCCACCGGTGACGTCGTCGTCAGCTTCGCCCTTAAAGCAAACGAGCTGAATGGTATTGTCCTTGACACTTCCGACCAGGCAACCAGCCAGCATATCAAGGAGTTTCACGGCGCTGCCACCCATATATTCCTGGACACTTACGGCATCGGAGCTACCTATAACCCCTTCTGGCCGTGCTGCGAGATAGTCCTCGCCGGCAAGGAGTCCGATTCTCCCTATAATCACTATGACCTCTTCCGCACCTGGTTCTCCGATACCTATAACTTCCTTGCCCTGGAGAGCTTCCTTATGTCCCCGGATGGAGAGGATATCACCTATGAATACCCCGACTGCCATCTGCCGGCCGGTGCCCAGTCCTACGAGACCAATCGAATCGTGGCTGTGGAGAAGTTCACCGGTACAACAGCCTACACCCGCCCCCTCGCCTGCCACGTGGTTAAGGGCACATACTGGAGCGATACCACCTTTACCGAGCCCAAGCCCTTCCTGGACGAAACACTGGCCTACGGCCTCAAAATGTCGTCCACCCCCGACTATTGGTGGCTGGAAAAGCCCGACGGAGTCTGGAGA